TCCGTGAGGATTTAATTGGTGAAGCTGTAATTAAAAGCGAGGCTACTATCTTTGATTTAGAAGGAAACTCTATTAGCTCTAGTGCTATAGTAGGAGTTGACTTAAATCAGAAGGGAATGGCTACAGCTCAGCAATATGGTTCAGCTAGTTCTTACGGTAAAAAGTACGCTCTAGGTAACTTATTGTTAATTGACGATACAGCAGACGCTGACGCTACTAATACACACGGTAAAACACAAAAAGGTAAACCTAGCTTAAATGCTAATACACCTGAATTTTTAAAGGCTGTTGAGTATGTAAAAGGCGGAGGAGATATGTCAGCTATAGAGTCAAAATATAACGTAAGTGCAGACGTTAAAAAACAATTAGCACAAAAATTAGTATAATAAATAAACCCTTAAATAATAAATAAAATGGCAAGTATAATCACAATAGGATTGAATAAAGATAAAGTTCAATTCAACGAAAAAGGTTGGGCAAACGTTACTGTAGTAGAAAATGACGATACCAATCAATATGGTCAAAACGTTTCTGCTTCAATGAATCAATCAAAAGAGCAGAGAGAAGCTAAGGAAGCTAAAAACTATGTAGGAAACGGAAAAGTTGTATGGACTTCTGACGGAACTATTAAAGTAGCTGATAGAGTTGAGGACGGTGTTACTGCATCTGAGCAATCTACAGCAGGAAGAGAAACTCCTGACCTACCGTTTTAGTTAGAAGATATACACAATAAAGAAAGTTCCCTTAACCCCTTAAATTAAATTAAATGATTGCAACTATAAAAGACCTTAAAGAAAAAGTATTAGATATTAAATACGATAGAATAGAACAGGGTAAGACCCTAGATATTCCTGAGGTTGATGAGTGGTTGAGGTTTAAAAAGGGAGCTTTCAATATTTGTGTAGGTCACGCAAATACAGGTAAAACTACAGTAATTCTATACCTTATGTTAGCTTACGCTTTAAAGCATAACTTAAGTTGGTTAATTTTCTCTTCAGAAAATACTGATTACTCAATAGCTAGAAAGCTTATAGAATTTAAAACAGCTACACCTGTACAGAAGCTTCCTGATGCTAGAATAGAGGAGGAGTTAAATTGGATAAACGACCATTTCAAAATAATCTCAGTAAACAAAATTTACACAGCTCGTACCTTAATGGAGGAAGCTAAAAAGATAAAAGAGGTTTTTGATTATGACGGTTTATTTATTGACCCTTATAACTCTCTAGCAAAAGATGCTCAATTACTAAGAAGCGTTGGAGGTCACGAATATGACTATCAAATCGCTTCAGAAATGAGATTGTTCTGTAAAGAGTATAACGTATCTATGTGGCTTAACTGTCACGCTGTAACAGAGGCCTTGAGACGTAAACACCCTCAAGACCACGAATTCGCAGGTTTTCCTATGCCTCCTAGTATGGCAGATGTTGAAGGAGGAGGAAAGTGGGGAAATAGAGCTGATGACGTTGTTTCGGTTCACAGATATACTCAGCACCCTGAGAGATGGATGTATTCAGATATTCACGTGACTAAGGTAAAAGAAACAGAGACAGGAGGACGTCCTACTCCATTTGATGCACCTATAAGTTTTCGAATGATGCCTAGTAATACAGCTTTTACTATAGCAGGAAGAGATATAATCTCAGTAGAGAAATTTGACAATAACTTAAAATTTTAATAAAATGATAATTACAGGAATATTATTGCTTTTCTTAGTTGGTTTACATATGTGGACTACTAATAAAAACACATCTATAGAATTAAATTTATTCTTTGGTTTGTTTTTCGGATTTGCCTTTAATCAGGTTGAAGATGAAAACGCTAGTATAATGAGCCTTCAAGTAGCACTTGGTTTTATAGCCATAAATATAAACGTTTATGAATACAAATAAAGCTATAGAATTATTATCTATTCATCATAAAGAATTTATTTCTATGACTAAATCAATAGCAGGAAATAATCACGATGTTAGAAATTACGCAGAAGATTATGTACAGGACGCTTATGTTAAGTTAATGAGATATGATGATTTATATGATAAGATAATAGTAAATGAAAAGGCTACTAAAGGCTATATGTTTTTCGCAGTTCGCTCTATAGTTTTAAATGAGCTAAAGAGAGTTAAGAAATGTAGATATAACTTTTTAGGAGACCAATACGACTTAGAAGAGAAGTATATGTTAGAGGATAAGGGAATTGATCCTGTTAAGATACAGGAAGATTTATTAGAAACTAAAATGTATGAGGTACTTAAAGAGTCAGTAGAGTGGTTTGATTACGAACTATTTAGAACGTATCTAAAGACAGGAAAGTCTTTTAGAGTATTAGCAGATGAGTCAGGATTAGGAATACAAACTATCTATCTGTCAATAAAAAAGAGTAAATTAATTATAGCTGAAAAGCTTTATGAAGATTACATTGATTTTAAAAATAACGAATTAAATTAAAAATTATGGAAAACTTAAATGATAGAATATTTGAATTACACGCTGAAGGACTAACAGCAGGTAAGATAGCTCAAAAAGTAAGAGTTAAAAAAGCTGTAGTATTAGATATACTAGGTAACGCTTCTAATAAAGGATTAGGTGACGTAGTTGAGAAGATTACAGAAGCTACAGGCATTAAAGCTGTTGTAGAATCTTTAACTGATGACTGTGGATGTGCTGCTAGAAAAGAATCTTTAAATAAATTGTTTCCTAATAGAAAGTTAAATGACTTATCTATAGAAGATAATGATTATTTAACATCCTTTTTTGCCCTTAACAAATCTTATGTAAACACTAAAGAACAATCTAAATTGGTTGAGATATATAATAATGTATTTAATGCTAAGCGTAAAGTCTCAAATTGCTCTCCGTGTGTTGCAGGATTAATTAGAGAGTTAAAGCAAATATACGTTTCAGCTAATGGTTAAGGAGCTAAATACGAAGAAGCTCTTTAAAATGCCTCTAAGAGCTTTGTATGACGTTGCAGACCAAATGGCTACAAAACTTCAATGGTTACATAGTACAGGTGTACAGGAATCAAATCCTGAAAAGTATAAAAGACTATGCCTAGAATTGTATCATATTTCTCAAGTAATAGAAGAGAAAGAGAAGTTAAAAGAAAATAAAAAGTATAAATATTAAAAAAAGTTTGGTAGTGTGGATATATTTTCGTATGTTCGCACTATCAAATTATAAAACAATAAAAATATGTCAGATTTTAGACCTAGATTACACGGACAAAAGAAAGTAAACTTTGAGTTCTTTAACCAAAAAGAGAGCAGAGTATTAGTTATTGGAGATTTACACGCTCCTTTTGACTTAGATACTTACTTTGACCATTGTGTACAAACTTATGAAAGATACAATTGTAATAGAGTTGTATTTATTGGAGACGTTATAGACAATCACTATAGTAGTTACCACGAAACAGACGCTAATGGAATGGGAGGCTCTCAAGAGTTAGAACTTGCTATCAAACGTTTAGAGCGTTGGTATCACCGTTTCCCTGATGCAGATGTTACTATAGGTAACCACGATAGAATTATAATGCGTAAAGCTCAATCTTCTGCAGTTCCTCAGCAATGGATAAGAGAATATAAAGAGGTTTTAAATACTCCTAATTGGAGGTTTGTTACTTCTGTAGATATTGATGGAGTACATTACATTCACGGTGAAGCAGGAACAGCTAAGACTAAAGCTAGAGCTGATATGCGTTCTACTGTTCAAGGTCATTTACATACTCAAGCTTATACAGAGTATTTTGTAGGAGCTAATACTAGAATATTTGGCTGTCAAGTAGGATGCGGTATTGACTTTGCTTCTTATGCTATGGCTTACGCTAAGGCAGGCAAGAAACCTGCTATTGGTTGTGCAGTAGTAATTGGAGGACGTACAGCTATTAACGAATTAATGGTATTGTAATGGATTTTATATTAGGAATAAGCTGTTTACTCGTACAAATGCAGATTACTAGTTTAATTATAGTAATTTGTAAACGCTATCCTGATGCTATTTTAGGTATGGCAGGAGCTATGTTCTTTATTGACGCAGTTGTCGTCTTAGGATGGAGCTTCTGTCTTAAGCCTTACTCTACAGATATTAACTTATTTGTATTAGGGATAGGCTTATCTATAGTATCATCATTAGTAGATAAAGTTAGAAGATTTATAAAAATGCAAAAAGAATTAGATTAATGAATATAGAATTAGACCCAATAGAAGGAGCTGCTGTTTTAACTGAGTTGTTTGAAACAAATGAGATTGACGTAGCTCAACAAAGAAAAAATACTCCTGTATTTAGCGGAGTTCTTAAATACTTCCCTGATGCACTTAAAGAGGTTGCTAAATGTAGTAAAGCAGGTAATGACCAACACAACCCCAATAAACCTTTATTTTGGGATAGAAGTAAGTCAGGTGATGAATTAGACGCTTTAACACGTCATTTAATTGACCATAGTGTTAACCCTTTAGATACTGACGGA